GTTCGGGTTCATCTTCGGAAGCGCTGGCCAGTTCCAGTCCACGTATGACCCCGACATCAAGCGATTCTCCGAGAACTCCATTGATGTGGCCATGGCCAATGGCACAGTGAAGCACGAGACCCCGACAATGTATGCAGCTCCGTCAGCGTCCAAGACCGAGCTGTTGTTCCCGCCTTCGGAAGAAGACCTCCAACGTCTTTCAGGCAAGTAATAATGGAACCCAACCCACGATTGGTCTTGTCCAGCGTCTCCATGCTCCTGCCCACGGGCGCCTACTTGGCAACCAATGAATACGTATCGGCCGCCATCACGGGCGGATGCCTCGTCTTCTCTATCCTCCATCACGGAACTAAGCCCATGCACCCCGAAATTCTGTTGGCCGACATGGTGTTTGCGAACTTGTGCGTGCTGGCGGCAACACGTACAACCCTGCAATGGCTCCCTTGGTCCTTGTCCCCCTACTTCGCCTTCCTCGGGTACGGATTCACGGTATATCACTACGGACATTCTCATTCTATACTAGCATGGGACCCAGAACCATCCGTGGCGACGACGTGGCACGCGTCCATGCACTGGGTACATTCAACCCTCTCCGCCTTCTCCATTTTAATGGCAGGTGCTGTCAACGTGTAATGAAGCCAAATTACTGGCTAGCTACGTCCAGTTTGTGTCTATTCATCCCCACATGGGCTGCATGGAAAATAGGAGATACTGTGCGCATCTGGTATCATTCGGGCGTCGCGATCATCTCCATCACCTACCACCTGACCAAACACCCTGTGGTGTTTTGGATTGACTTTGTAGCAGCCAACAGCATGGTCCCGTCTATTCTGCCTCTTGTTGCCCAGCGGGACTACACGATGTTCACCTACGCATGCGGTGTTGGGTACTGCTTCTTCATGTTCTACTACGGCTACATCAAAAAGGACCTGGTGTGGAACCCTGATGTGAATGCGGCCACACCGTATCATGTCAGTCTCCACTATGTCGCCTCCATGGCCTGCGCTCTTGCGTTGTTGATTACCAACTCAGCTCTAGCTCTTGAGCACTCCAGAACTCCGATGTCCCATTTGGAAGTTGCCGACGCACCATGAACGGTAGTTTGCGCTGCTCAATCTCACGCTTGGCCACATTCCAGAGGAACATCGGGTCACCCGTCTTGAGACCCTCCAACCCCACAAGGGGCTTGGCGCCGTCTGCAATCTGCTGGGCCCGCGCAGCCAGCATGTCCACGTACTCATACTTGGTGAAGAACGGCTGCGTGATACGCGCGACCTTCAGGGCCTCCACAACCTCAGGACGAAACACAGGCTTGACTTCAGGGTGGTCGGACATACCCTCTCTTGTCTTCAATGTATCTTCTTTCGTTTTCAATAAATGCCGCTACTGAAGGGAGCCGCGTCTGACTTTACTACGTGGAAAAAGTACAATGCCCTGCAAGTGACGAACCCGACCGTTGCGTCGCGCACTGCGGTTGCGCTGCCCAGTGTTTCGGTTGTCGCAACAGCCACTGTTGCCTCGAAGGTCTCGGTTACAGCGTCACCCAAGACTGCGATCGTGACGGTCGTAAGCAACCCCAAGAGCAAATCCACTAATAAATAATCGGCCTCACAAACAATGCCGACCTTGTCCGCCTCCGATTACACCACCTTCGTGAAAAACAAGGCTGCGTCGTTGGCCTACGCCAGCAACAAGGTGCCCACGACGATTCAAACGTCTGCCCAGCCCTTTGCTACCCAGTCTGCGCTGAATGCGCAACTGCTGACCAGTCAGGCCTCTCTTGCGGTGACACCCATGCAGAGTGCGCTGGTCTCTACGGCACTGGGTCGTGTGCGCCCGTACACTGGGTATGGAAATGTCAACCACCCCGACACCCTGTCTACAGTGTCCACCAGCGGGCAGGGCGGAAACATGAAGTACATCCCAGGGTCGGTGAACATTGGCGCACCCCCTCCGAAGGGCCGTCCTTCTGTGAAGTAAGGTCGCTCCGTTCACACACCCCGAGCACTCTGCTTCCACATCTCATCGCACACTGCACACTGATACATCCAGACTACATTGACGGGGTCCAACTTGATCCCCACAATGTCGGACTCCTTGCCCCGTGTTGGGCAGGTTTGGTTAGGGCACACCATGGTCGTGAAGCGGGGCAGCGTGGAGTCATACTTCAGGTAGGGGTTGATGGAGTACTGCACGGAGGTGTCCTGCTTCAGATCGTGCTCGTAGACCACGGGGTTCTCCTTGACAATCGGCTCCTCGTATGGGCACGAGCGGCACTTGAGGAATGCGCCCTTCTTTCCCTCAGCCTCCCGCTCCACAATGTCGTACAGAAAGTTGGAACACTTGGCGCAGAACTTCATTGCTTGTCTTTTGCCCTAGAGAAACGCTATCCATTTCTGCCCCTTTGATTTCCACGTTCCCACATTTGTGCGTTAAAAATGGACCAATCGGACTTGGATTCTTGTCCCCCCTTCAATACAGGATGCAGCCGTCTAAGCTTCGCACCTTTCTTGAGAAGCACGAATCTGATAAGGGTTCGGGGCAGGAGACGCACCAGCTGCGAGCCATCTGCAAGATGTACAACATCTCCAACGACGACGACCTAGGTCACTTCTATGACCTGTATGCGGACTACGTGAAGAACGTCGGCATGCTCACCATCACCGAGAAGATGACTCCCGTTGGCTCCCTGCGAGTTGACTTGGACTTTGTCTACGAGGGGAAGGTGGAGGACCACCGCCACACGCAGGAGCAGGTGGTGTCGTTCGTCAAGGACTACATGAACGAGGTCAAGAAGTACCATGTTCTTGACCAGAATGTGGAAGTCTGCGTGATGGAGAAGCCCGAGCCGACTTACTACCCGTCCAAGAATGAGTCGAAGTCGGGCATCCACATCGTGGTGCCCACGATTAAGACAATCAAGGGGGTTGAGAACGCAGTGAAGAATGCACTATTGCCGCGAATGGAGACGCACTTCCCTGGTCTGGGTCTGAAGAAGGGGTGGCGCGATGTCTATGATTCTGCGGTGTTGAACCACACGACGTGGTGGCCGTTGCTTCGCTCTGGTAAGCCGTTGGAACACGGTGTCCAACCCCTGCCGTATCGGTTCAAGTATACTGTGGACTGGAGCTCGAAGGACGGTGCGACGAGCATTGACGACGAGGAGCCGCGGATTACAGCCGACTTGATTCGCAAGTACTCGGTTCGCGCCCACTCGTCTGACGCCTCTCCCCTGACGGAGGCGGGAAAGTTGTATGACCGCGTAGAGGAGCCTCCACGTATCTCGGGAGGTGCAGCAGCTGTTCCCGCTCGTGGTCGGCCCGCCGTCCGTCAGGGTGACCCTGGGTCTCGTGGGTCTTCGCCGACTCGCGTGACGGTGCAGACACCGCTGACCGAGGATCAGCTGCGTCGGTTCCGTGACCACGTGTTCAACTTGGCCGAGTTCCGTTACAAGTCCTATCAGGACTGGATCAATACGGGACAGTGCTTGAAGAATATCCATTCTGATTTGGAGGGCACGTTTCTGGAGTTCTCCGCACAGGACCCCGCGAACTACAAGGAACGCGAGACCATTGCTAAGTGGACATCGTTCAACTTCCGCAATGACGGTGTGCGCCTCAGCGAGAAGAGCCTGCTTCACTGGTCCCGCTTGGACAACTTGGAGAAGTACGAGGAGATTGAGAAACGGAACATTGATTACCTAGTCAATGAGGGCGTGTCTACCCAGACCGAGCACGATGTGGCACTGGTGGTCTTCGCCATGTATCGCGACATGTACAAGTGCGCTCGGTACAGCTCGGCCAGCTGGTTCCGTTTCATGACACACATCTGGAAGGAGACGGACAAGGGCATTGACTTGCAGTGCAGGCTGTCGAGCGACGTAGCTCGGAGGTTCTGGGACCAAGCTAAGGTCTTCATGTCGCAGATGGAGGACATTCCCGAGTGTCCTGTAGGCAAGCACGAGGAGACCACGTGTGACCGCTGTCGGGCAGAGAAGAAGCTGAAGTCCTACACGGAGATGCGCATGAAGCTGAAGACGAGCCGCTTCAAGGAGAATGTGATGCGCGAGTGCCGCGAGCTGTTCCTTGACGAGGAGTTCGTGAACAAGGTGGACGAGAACAAGAACCTGATTGCCTTCAACAACGGCGTATACGATACACTGAAGATGGAGTTCCGTGATGGCAAGCCAGAGGACTACATCTCCTTCTCCACCAAGCTGGACTTTGACCCCGAGAAGCCTCACGATACGCACGAGTGCTGGGCCGAGCTGCGTAAGTTCATCCACGACGTGCTCCCCGACAAGGAGGTGCGGACGTATTTCCTTGCGTATCTGTCCACGTCGCTGTCGGGTGCCAACGAGGCCCAGAAGTTCCACATCCTCACGGGCACGGGGTCCAACGGCAAATCCATGCTCATGAATCTGATGACGCAAGCGATGGGTGACTACGCAACCAAGGCCTCAGTGACGATGCTGACACAGGGGCGCGGCAAGACGGGCGCCGCGAATCCAGATTTGGTACGCCTCAAGGGCCGCCGCTTTGCGACCATGTCTGAGCCCGACGAGGGTGCCGCCATCAATACGGGCTACATGAAGGAGCTGGCGTCCTCGGAGCGCGTGGTGGGCCGCGACCTGTATGCGGGGTCCAAGCAGATGGTGGAGTTTGACATGCAGACTCGCTTCAACTTCTCCTGCAACGACAAGCCCGTGATTAACACGCAGGATGGCGGTACGTGGCGCCGTCTGGTGGTGGTGGACTTCCCGACCAAGTTCGTTGTGAATCCGACAAAGGACAATGAGAAGCCGATGGATGAGGCCATTCAGCACAAGGTGGTATCGGTAGAGTGGGCCACCTGCTTCCTGTCGTACTTGGTGTTCCTGTACAAGCAGGGAAATGGGTTCCGTAAGCTGACGCCGCCGGGCAAGGTGATGGCGTATACGAGCGACTACAAGGAGGACAATGACGCGATCGCCAGGTTCCTCCGCGAGAAGGTCCACGAGTCAACGACACCCCCGCCCGCGGGCGACGAGCGTGCTTCGGTGACTCTTGGGGCTCTGCAGGTTGCATTCAACGAGTGGAAGCGTTCAAATGAGCTGATGTACAAGGCTGGAGCAGGTATGCCCGAGCTCCGCAAGCGTATGGACGCGACCTACGGCAAGTACCCTAGCGGCGGGTGGACTTCCTTCCACCTCGGCGACGCTTAGACTTGGACTTGTGGCGGCGGCGGTACGTACGGTGACGACCACCCATGGCGGGCGCGGACGCGGGAGTACCTCCGAGCCACGTCGGTAAGTAAGAACGAATCCCCGTTGAAGCTGGCGCGGCGGGCGCGGTCGGGGCTGTTTGTGATTGCATTATTATTCACCTCTCTTTTATTCTTCCATGGAGGCGCCACGGCGGGCCCCGATGCGGCTGAGAATGTAGGTGCGCAGGAGTCCGACCGTGAAGACGACTACGACGAATGACACGATCAGATTGAGCAGGTCGACGACGACCTGTCCAACCTTCAGGTTCGCCGACCCGACCTTGACGGCAAACGAAGACACGCCCTTCTCGGCCGACACGGCGGGAGCCAGCAGCGGCGTGATGACGCCATCCACCAAGGACCCGAAGAACTTGGACACGACACTGCCAAGGTAGAACGCCGCAGTCAGAATGATGATGTCGCGTGTATCCAGCATTTATTGTGTGCCTACATTCTTTTTAGGTATCAGTACAATGAAGCTCCGCAGTGCGGCGTTAGACCTGCTCGCTGGGAAACACGCGTCGTTGCTGGCGTTTGACTGCGAGTTCTGGCACAAGGGTCAGGCTTTCCTGCCCCGCGAGGTGGGTGGTTATCACTTGACGCGCACTGGAGACGCCTGGACACGTTCAGCCCCGTTCTTTGTCGTCTTGCCTCCACCCGCAGGTCAGCTCAATCGCGTGTCGTCCAAGTTCTCCACCACCACACCCGCGACCGCCGAGGTCCTGGACATTCTGGAGGAGACCGAGCGGTCGGCACCTGAGTTTCTGGGCGACAGGGATATCGTGGACGTCTACTTTGCCGACTCCAAGGTGAAGCCGTACCTGAAGCCCACGTCGTGGCTGAAGGGGTTTGCAAAGTTGATAGGCGAGTCAGTGGTGGTGGTGAAGGGAGACATGGACCTGAAGGCCATCAAGTCTGCCTGCGCTGCCCATGGATTCACGTTCAAGACGCCTCTGGGTATAGTGGACATTGCCGCCCACAACCCCGAGTTCACCAAGCGGTGCAAGACCGCCAAACTGGAGGGCACGTACGACTGCATCAAGAAGGAACTGGACGCTGGACTGAAGAAGGCGTTTCCCATTGGCAAGGCTCACGATCCTGTCTCGGATGCCGCCATGGCCATCCAGATTGCCGCTTGGCTCGTCCAGAAAGATGTTAAGTAGACACAATATGGACACGAGGTACTGGGGGCCGAGTGGGTGGGAGCTCTTCCACTTAATCGCGTTCAAATCACCCCATCCAGACGATGTACTGAATCAGATGAAGGATGTTCTGCCCTGCAAGTACTGCCGCGCCAGCACCACGCAGTATGTCCACGACCACCCGTTACGAGGCGACCCAGGCAAGTGGCTCTACGATATCCACAACATGGTGAACAACAAGCTGCGGACCCAATGCGCAGACGACCCGAAGGTGGTGGACCCTGGGCCAGACCCGAAGTTTGAACAGGTCAAGGCCAAGTACATGGCCATGAAGCCCACCAAGGTTCCGGGCGCAGACTTCCTGATGGCGGTTGCGTACAACTTCAAGCCCGAGCGGACAAAGATGGCGACGCAACGCACCTTTATGCACGCGTTAGCCAAGGTCTTTCCATTCGACGAGTACCGTGCTGCCTTTGGAGAGTACATCAAGGAGCACGAGGTCGCATTGTCTTCCCAGCGCGCCTACCTCAGGTGGATGTATGGCTTGTTGAGGGCTATGGGAGACATGCCGTCCTATCAGGCGTACGTCAAGCGTGTGGCTTACTACAAAAGCGGGTGTTCTAAGAAAAATGACCGCAGCATTACCTGCCGAAAGCAACGAGGAGGAAAACGAGACCATCATACAACACGTCGGGTGGTCCTACGAGGCTTACTTGCCAAAACGAAGTCGTGAAGAGACGCCATCGTGTATGCAAGTGTACATTCTGATGTGGTTTGTGATTACAATGTATGTGTTCTGGGCAATGCTTACATCATCCCCATGAATCCCTTGCGCGACTTGCGACCCGACTTGCGGCCGCTGCGGCGCGTCTTCTTGCCCGACGACGCCGACTTCTTGTACGTCAGCTTCGCCGCCTTGATGACCTGCGACAGGCCCATACCCTTCTTGTATGTGCCCTTGCGCTTCATGTCCGCCATCGTTGACTTTACGTGAGAGAGCCAAGCGTTCGCCATTTTGTTAGTTCAGCAAGAAAAGACTCAGGACCCCGTGCGCTCAATGAATCCAGCTCCCGTTCCTGCTAGGTTCCACTGGCATCCTGACGCGACAATATCGTTGTCGCCTGCATACACACCTTTGGACTTGTCGGGCACGACCAAGACCAAATGATGTGCCGCAAACTGCTTCAGCTCCTCGGGGTCGCGAGGATGGAGTGCCCGAGCATAGTCAAGACGACGCAGACCCGAGTCGCCCCACGACAGTGTAACCAGTGGCTCCAAGTCCGACCCCCGTGTTTCGGAACCCGAGACCAGAATCAGCTTGTCTGCGAGGGTGTCTAGCTGGACCTCAGCCAAATCAGGAGTGGGCGGAACCAAGTGGCGGTGGACCGTCTCCCGCAAAGACTTGGCCACTGCGTTCAGGGTAACGGTCGTATCCGTGTGGAAAACCAGAGACAGGATGAAGGGGTCCTTGCTGGGGAAAGCCTTGTTCAACAGGGCCACACACAGGGGCTCAAACTTGTCGCCCGACGGCAGGAGTACAGGGCGGTCCTGCATGTCGGACCCAACGTGGACCTCCAAGAGGCGCATGCCGTTGGCCAGCACGGAGATGGGGTCTTCGTTGAGCGCCCCAGCCACGTAGTAATCAGCCACGCGCTTGCGAGGGGCAGTCACAGACTCTACCTTGATCTCCTGCGAAATCAGGTATCCAGCAGCCGCGAGTGCGCCAGCAGCCAGTAACATTTCCATTACTTAGGGACGTGCTAATTTTCAGGCATTCTGAACAGCAAGTTGCGGAACGCGTTCATTACGTCGTCGGGTATCGGCTTGTCCATCGGCAGGTTCATCAGACACGCCCAGTGGAAGTACAAGCAGTACATACCGCATTCCGTATCCTTCTTCTGATGCTGCACGGTATTGTAGCTGAGTCGCATTGGCTGCTGACCTGAGACCGCATCCCATTGCCCCTGCCACCTCGTCATCAGCTCCACAATCTGCGGTTCGGGCTTGTGGGCGTAGGAATCAAAGTACGTCATACGGGGGTACTCCAGCTCGGGGCGAATGTCGCAAAAGGCGGCAATCCAGTGCTCGCCTGGGCCGTCCGACGTGTCCGTGTTGAACACGATTCCGATGCGCGTCTTGCCCTTCTTGGTCAACTTGTCTAGGCGTATAGAACACAGTGTGCTCACGATGCACTGCGACAGCTCATTCTTCTTATCAAAGTCAATGGGTACACAACCGACAAAGTGGTATCCATCAAACAGCTTGACGTACTGGCGCTCAACCTTGTCAATGTCGTCGCTCGACAGCCAGTCCGTGCGTTTAGCAGCCCAGTCGGCAGGTGCGTTGGGTGGCGCCATCAAGGAGGAGACGATGCAGGAGGGCGTGCCCTCAGCACACTTGGAATGCAGCCGTTTTTGGAGGTCGGCCCAAGACTTTGCAGGCGCCTCCTTCGGATGGGCTGCATTGTAGACCTTTGCGAGACGTCTGACTTCCTTCGCGTCAAACAGCGAACCGCCACTCATTGTTAAAAACGGACGCTTTTAATCTCGGAAGAATGAAGAACACGATGGAGGACCTCAAGCCCGTGCTCAGCAAGTACATCCAAACGACGAAGCGACTGAGCGAGATGAATGCGGAAATTGCCGAGGTCCGTGATCGCAAGCGGACGCTGGAGCTAGATTTGGCTGCGGTCTACACGAACAACGTGCTACCTGACAAGATTGAGCTGAAGGAGTCCAAGATGACCTTTGCAGTCAAGCGCCCCAACCAGTGGAAGAGGGGCTGGACACTGTCCAAGAAGACGCTGGACACGTACCTGCGTGACATCTTGGGCGAGCGTGGCCAAGAGGTCATGAAGGAGATTATCCGCCGCCACGAGCCGACGCTGACGGAGGACGACTTTGGGTTTGAGCTGAGGTCGAGCGGCGAGTAAAGACCCGACCAAGAAAACAAGAACGCTCATTGAAATATCTTTTGTGCGTGAGTATACGTTGGTTTCGGGGCCTTGATGGCGTCTTCCATCTCACGGAGGAGACTGGCGATTTGCTGGAGGTGACGTTGGGCTTCTCTGGCGTTTTCATGGGGTAAGAATCCGTGCTGTATCCGAGTAACTGCACACGACAAGGTTTGCTGAGTCTGAAGCACGCGGTGGGCCAGCGTGCACAGATGCTTCACCATTAACGTGATGTATGAGTATCACGGAGAAAATATCTTTAAGTTCCGTCGTCTTCCCGCTCCTTGAAGTAGTCCGCCAGCTTGGCCGCGACAGCCTTGTCGGTCACTTCAAAGATGCCCGACCAGTTGGGACGGATGATCTTTTGCACGTCGAGGATCCCATCCACGATCTGATGGCGGTCGACGTACTTGCGGTTCTTGTGGGTCCCGTGCCACAGGTGATAGACCTTGCCTGGTGTGCAGGACATGGTCGGCTTTGGTATCCTGCGGTAGTCGGCGAAGGAACGAGCGAATGCAGGTTTGAGATAGCCCTTTGGAAACTCAACTCCCATCCACGCCGCCGTACTGAGCGTATCGCCACTACCCGTGATGGCGTACTCGTAGAATCCGTATTTGCGAAACCACGACCGCTTGAAGGCCCACGCGAACCCAGGGTGGTACATGTGGTCATAGGTCTTGGCCTTATTCATGTAGACGACGCTTGAACGCTCCAACGTGGATTTGGTATACGTGATGTCCAGCCACACTGCAGACGAAAAGGGCTGGACGACTTGGTGGGTGCCCAGCTGCTTGGATGTGTCGGCATACCATGTGGGGCTCGTGAAGACCAAGTCCGCATCCAAGAACACGACCTTGGAGTACCGCCACGGCATGCGGCGCTCCAGCAGGCGACACAATTGCTCCTTGTTGAACAGGGCGTTCTTGGCCCGATAGTGGAAGGCGTCCGCAATCTCAGGCTCCTCCTTGCCGTAGACCAACTCCAGAGTGTAGTACGGCAGCTTGGCGGACTTCAATTTTTCCACCGTGTACAGGTAGTTCATCAGCATGCGTTTGGACTTGGCGGGGTTGAAGAACACCAACCCAATCGCCATGTCGCAGACCAGCGGAGTGGCGTACACGCACGTGGCTACGTCCACAACACTCTGCGTCTTGGGTGGCTCCTCTGGAATACCGACTCCAAGATTGTAGGCAAACGACTGAGCCTGCCCCATTACTGCTTGTGGGAGAAAAGAGGAAAACGAATTGTGCGTCTCAGACACAACGCACCTCATGTACTCACCCTACAACCCAGGCAACCGCGCATTCACCGAAGCCGATATCCATCGTATCCTCCATCGCCATGGTCTTCCCCATTATCGTGTGACGCATCGCAAGGTGTTTCAGACGGCAATGGTCCACACGACCTATGTCCGTCGCTCCGAATACACCACTCCCGACGGACAACCTGCAGAGTTGGCACCTTGTCCCCACGGCGTCATGCCCCTGCAGGATGAGAGCTACGAGTGTCTGGAGTTTGAGGGCGATTCCGTGCTAGGTGTGTGTATCGCCACCTACCTGCGGAAACGCTACCCCGAGAAGAAGCAGGGGTTTCTGACGGATGCACGCAAGGAGCTGGTGAACAATGAGCGGCTGGGTGAGCTGTCCAAGACCATGGGTCTGAATCGGTTCTACGTGATTTCCCGCCACAATGAGGACTCGGTGGCCATTGACGGCCGCAACAACGCCAAGAAACTGGGGGATATCTTTGAGGCCTTCCTCGGGGCCTTGTGGACAGACTGCGGCAATCGGTTTGCCGTCGTCTATGCATTTGTAACCACCGTGATGGAGACCTATCTAGACATTGATGAGATTGTGAACTCAGCCACCAACTTCAAGGACCTGTTCCAGAAGCACTGCCAGCGGGAGTTTCGGTGCACGCCCGCCTACGAGATGCGGTCCAACGACCCCAAGAAGAATGAGATTGTGGTGGCCGTGCTTGTGGAGGGCAAGGTCTACGGAATCGGCGTGGGGTCCACCCGCAAGAAGGCCGAACAGATGGCGTGTCGCGAGGCGCTCACAAAAGTTGGGGAAGCCGCCGCCTAGGCGTGCGACGACCTCCTTTGCTGAGACGGAGACTATTCTTTAGTCTATTAATCGCCTCACGGCGGACCTCCTTGCCATTCGCTGTCCATAAATCCTTCCTGCATACATTAATCGCCTTTTTCTCGGTGGTCGCTATTTCTTCAACCGCCGCTAGAACAGCCAATATATCTGATATCTTTGTGAGGGTGTCCATGCTCATGCCGTCTTTGAAAGTCCGTATGTGAGCGTACTGCGGGAGCCGGTCGTAGATGCCTGTCGTATTAGCGCGTATCTTTCCAACATACGCCTCGAACTCCCCGTGGGTGCACAGCTTATCGTAGTCAAATGTAACGGCATGTCCGTCGGGCATCACGGCCATGTTTCCAGTGTGTAGGTCGTTTATCACGAATGTACCGTCGACATC